CGCAGACAATCACAGAGCTAGATAGGCTCCTCTCCTATCACATCTATCGTGGCCACCTCGGCCCGAAGGCTGTACTAGACGTACGTTTAAGAGGTGTTACATTCTTGGCAAGATGAGGGGTCTCCCCCTCAAATCCCGGATCTGATTGGAGCCATTACACCGCGGCACATCCGCGCGGCAACTTGGCCCGAGCTTCAGCCCTCAGGTAGGGCACCCGGGAACCGCGGCTACTATACTCTGCTCATAAGACCCCCAGAGACCGTAGGAACCCCACGGAACTACCACTCCTCGTCCAGCGCTGCTAGGAGCTCACCCCCTAGCAACCTCTCCGAATCGATCTGAAAGACCAACTCATCATTGATGAGGAGTCCCATCGCTTCTTCCGCCGTTTCAAATGAGTCCGGGACCCAAAAGAAACTGGCCTTCTTCCCTCCTATGTGCTGAAGGCATAGAGGCACAGCCCGATAACCGACCAAGTAACCAGGCAGGTTCATCAACACAGAATACGACCAAGTCGAGAACGACAGGAAGTATCTGGGCTTCTGAGACCTATAGGAGTAAGACCGACGTACTTTCCCGGGGGAGGGGGAAAACACGTCTCTCTTCAAACCTCCCAAGCGGCCGTTCTCCCAGAACCAGGAGCGGAGGGCTTCCGCCTCCACGGCCGAAGGATCGCGCCCAACGATCCTACGCAGTCCATCATAGTTCGTGTCGTCGCCCGGCGCTGGAAGCCGCGAGTACGAACGGTTAAGAACCATCTGACGTTCCCTAGAGTAGGAGACGTAGGTGGGATGATTGACTTGCGATGGGAGGAAACCCCATCTCCTTCCGATTCTCGCCCTCCAGAAGGCGTCAACCCACCGGGGTCCTGCCTTCAACACGGCCTCGGCCATGTGAAGTACCCCGGGGAAATCAGAAGGAGCACCACCTCTCCTCAGATGGCGCACCTCGCGCCATCTGTCCCCTGTCTTCAAAAAGGCGGTCGAGTTGACCTCGACCACCCCAGTCGCCCGGATGGTCTTGCTGTCGTTGAGTCGGAACCCAGGAGGGTAATCCCCCACGACAACAGCACGGCCCGCAGAGATGACGGCGTCATCACCGTTGACAAGAAACCGCGCATCCGGGCAGTCGCGTACCGCCCACCGCGCGGCGATATACGACTGAAGGCATAACAGAGGAAAAGAGAGGTAGCCCCCCATCATCTGCCCGTGTGTGACCTCCTTGACACTGCCGTCCTCCCCGACGAACAGGGGACGGTAAGAATACTTAGCGAAGGTCCGAAGACTTCGCGGTATCTTTATCGACGTAAAGAAGATAGCGTCAAGGATGGCATCAGCCACGACATGACTGAGCCCGTCGGTCGCATTGACAAGATCCACGGAGGTCTGCCAATCGCCGGTACAGGTAGATGTCATCACTTTCTCGGTCGGGGGACCTACAAGGAGCCAATCGGTCTTGCGAAGCTGGTCGTACAGCATTCGATGCAGGGGCCCTAAAACGTCAATATTACTGGAATATATCAGTAAGGGTCTCGGCTTGCCTGCCGACATGACTTCCTTGTATCTTGCAGACAGCCTAGGGATCTCTGTCTCCTGTCTGCATAGAGAGAAATATTCCGCCCTTCTACCCTTCCAAAGAAGGTCGGCCCGTGACAGTACAGGCTCCCTGGCGGTTGGATTGGGCAAATGACTGCCAACGTACTCGTCATAGCGCCGATCCCAACCAGGGCGGAATATAGGAGTAACAACAGCCTTGACGAAGTCAAGGTACTCCTGTGATGGGGGGGGGGGTTGAGAGCAGACGTTCGATTCCCAGTCAGAACGTCTGGACGGAGTATGCCGTCGGCAACCAGGTGGTAGGTTGCGTTTAATGCTGGCGACAGAGTGCGCCAGCTCCCACCGGTCACGACGGCATAACCTCTGCAGGCTACAGAGGCCGTCCTCATCAGACCGCAATCGGGTAGGGCACAACGAAGGCCGCCCAATCACTTGTCGACGAGGAAATGCTACAGGGGTACGCTCCTTTCCCTGTAGCAGAAGAAACGACAAGTAGGCAGATAGTTCACAGACCTCCAGATCGGGAAGCTCCGAGTACGGCAAGCCGTACCGGACCCTTACAATCTGGAGACCATTGTGGACGATCTCCTTGGTGAGTCGAGATGCTCGGGAGCACTCGATACACCGCTTAACCTCTGAACCGCTGGCGGAATTATCAGAGGGTAGGACTCTCTCCTGCCTAGTCCTAAGGGGCTTCACGAAAGAGTCGCGAGCAGCCAGACCCTAAAGCCGCAAGGCGGGGTAACCGGTTGCCTGAGGATAAC